GTTAGAATTAAGAGTTCTCAAAAGGTATGGATGCCTGTATAATATTCCAGAATGCCTTTTATATTATAGAATACATGAAAATCAAACGACCTACAATGGTAATTCAATGAAAGAAAATCACGTAGCTAAACGCAATATGATAATAGATAAACTAGTAAATAATTGTTAATAATAAAGGTATAATAAGTTATTGTTGTAATCTACACATAATTTATATAGTATTTATTCTTTTTACATCTACAACTTTACAAACTTCAATTGTAGATAATGGAACCACATTACTCCATGACTTTTCAGTTGGTATAATTACATATTTCATATTACTTAATAAAATTGCCGTCAATGCAAGTGTACTATTAGAAGAAATAAAATTAGTAGATTGGATACAGAAATTCCAATCTTCTAAAAATGTTTTTTGGTGAAATTTAATATTTACTATACCATTTTCAGTTAATTTTGTAATTAATAAATTAATATATTTTTTGTCAAAGTCGTTATTTAATTTATCTACAACTATCCATATTGTATTCCATTTATATATCGAATTACTTTCTACCACATAGTTAATATAAAATTCAACATCCAAAACATTTGAATTATATACTTGATGTATAAAATCATCCAGTCTAATATGTAAAACAAGGTCATTTTCACTTGGCGTTTCTTCAATATTCACTATTAGTTCTTTAATGATGAGTTTTTTCTCATAGTGATGATGGTTTATAATATCATTGTTATTAGACGTAAATAATGATTTTATAAACTCCCGGTTTTTATCTAAAAAAGATAAATCCTGAAAAAACCCTTCTAAAAAAATATTGCTGTTAATATTTAAATTACCATTATTTTCTAATAAATTTAATAATGATTTTTCTTGTATAATAGTATGACTTCTTCCTAATTCATACCTGTTTGTGGCATATGTATAATTTGAAAAGTTAGCACAGAATATTTTAACAGCAAAATATTGTATTAAATTATTACCAAATCTTCCTCTACCATCAACTGACACTTTAAACATGTATATAAACATTATATTTAATATATGTAATTATATACGAATATAGAATGCATCACCCCATTTACAATTTGTCCATCTTGTTTCTACCCTTACAAGACCAAAATTCAATAAATAATTATCTAGGTCACCTACAAGTGCACAATCCTTATATACATAATCACTATTTATTTCGGTGTATAAATAATCAACATATGATAAATATTTTTCCATACCCTTCAAAGCCTTTAGTTCAGCACCTTGAATATCAAAATTCAAAAAATTATATTTTATATCGTGTTTAGGTAGAATGTCTTTTAATAATTGCGTTTGTACTTCGAATGAATGTACATAATGAACCTGAGGATGATAATGTAAATGTAAACCAAAATCCAATATTGAGGAGGACTGACCATTATTAGAAATGTTAAATTTAACATTTTCTTCTATATCAGATACAACTGCATTTTCAATTACCACACCTGGATATAGTTTTTTACATAACTCAACTTTAGTTGGGAGTGCTTCAACCCATAATATTTTATCTCTCGAAATATATTGTTCATAGTCTTTTAGCTCTTCACATTCATGTGCACCAACATGCAATATTCCTTTGAAGACTACATTATATTTTTTAACAAGTTCATGCAAAGATATAAGCATTTATATTAATTAGTTCTAATATAAATAAAATATTAGAACTAATATGCCTTTTGTAAAAATATTAATTAGTTTGAATTATTGTACTTGTCCTTTGTGGACATCTCTAAATACCTGTTAGTTAAGTGCGTAATATCTTTTATGTACGTAATTTGCAAAACTAGCAAACTGATTACATGTCTGTGTGTAAATACTTCCACCATGAACAACATGATTGTATTCTAAATTTGGGACTACATGTAAATTTAAATCTAATTGTTCAAATAATATTGTATTGAAATATATAACGTCACAAGAAGAAGAAGAAGATATTTTATCAATTTCACTATGTAAGTTTATATTATCTATCATGTACTTGTTAATAACATAATTACCTGTATTCATCAAAACACTACTATCAGTATTGTTAGATGACTTAAGTGTATTTTCCTTTAATTTGTTTTGAGTAAAACAACCTTTTTTATATATAAACCCACTTAGATGAGAATAGTTAAAATTAGGTTTGGCTTTTGATGGTGCTAAAATTATATTTTTTTGGTTTATAATAACATTTTCGATGTAGTTCTTTGCTGTTATAAAATAATCAGTATCTGCAAAATTATCAGAGTCAATTAAAGCAATCCATTCATTTTTTGCTAAACTACAAGCCTTAATTTTATTTGCAAATGGTCCGAGTCTAGTTTCATTTTTAAATAGTCTTAGTTTCGGATTATTCGGAAAATATTCATTAATTTTATCTATATCATTGCCAGTTTCGTCACAAATAACAATTTCATGTATGTTTTCGTCTTCTAAGTATTTTAATATGTTAACTTTTAAGAATGTATCAAAACGTTCCATTGTTGGAATGCAAAGAGTAAACATTATTTTATATACAATATAATATAAAATAATAAAGGATATATTATTTTAATTATAGTCAAACTATATTATTGACAAAAGTTTAATTTTAATTAATTAAGGTTGCGATTATATCGTGACCATCAATATCTTTTATGTCATTTATTGTATAATTATGTTCTTTAAGTTTACATATAACATTAGTCATTCCGTTTTTACCTAAATCATTAGATTTCTCTTTACAATGCGATGTGAAGGATTCTGGATTAAAAAGCCATTTTTCGAATCTTATTTTTTCAATTCTTATCTTTTTTAAATCTATCATTTTTATTATTTCACAATCGAAACCTTCTGTATCTATCTGTAAATAACTAATATTAGTTATATTGTGATTACTGCATATTTTATCAAAGGTAATGCTTGTTGTTTTTATCTTTGCCATGTCTTCTTTTCCCCCCCAATCATTCATTGGAACTAATGAAAAATGTGCATCACTGTATATATAATTGTTATCAGCGCGTGTTCCCATAATTCCATTTTTTGCAGGTATATATAGTTCTAGTACTTCGTCATTATTGTAGTATATGGCATTGTTATAGACATAAACATTTTCAACATTAATATAATTTTTTTTTATTTTATTAATTAATGTTTCATTCGGTTCTACTAGAATAACTATGTCTGGTTTGTTTTTTATTACCAAATCATTAAATAAATCATTACCATCATTTGTACCAATCTGAAAATATACTTTTGACATTATAGTATTTGTATATATTATATTATAATATAACAATATCAAACTAACTATAGACATTTATTACAAGATTGATTATTCTATTACTAAATTTATCTAGATTAATCAAGATAATAATAAAGGCTATATAATTATATTTTGAACTATCCTCTTTATATTATATCACTTATATACCTTTCAAAACTATCAATATCTAAATTAAAATTTCCGTTGACGTCTTCTACTATTGATGTGTATCTATGATAATTCAAATTTAACGATCTAGATAATATATTATAATATTCATGTGTACAACTGATATATCCCTTATTTAATACCTCTATAATATTTGCATTTATGTTAGCAAACATATATGTTTATTTTATTAATTTTTATGTAAATCATATGCCTAGACAATTTGAGCTATCTAATTGCCGAAATTTATATATAAATTCTACAATTTAACTAAACTTATAATTTTATAAACGTTAAAGAATACGTTAAAGAATATATATTATTTTATAATTTAATTTAATATGTTATCTAGTGGTTTGTTTAATTGTTCAAACAAGGATATTTACCCACCTTTCAAAAATGGTCTTTACTTAGAAGAATTTTTTTTTAACTCGATAAACAAAACTACTTTATTAAGTAGAAAGTATATTCCTGTAAAATGGACAAATTTTCAAATAGAAGGTTGGTTTCAGTCAAGGAAACATGAAATGCAATTCTTGTTAGATGAATGGGTAAAAAACAATCCATCTGATGGAGGTTATTTTACCATAGTTCAGTATGATGATGGGCCGTTATTAAGACTTCCTCAAAACACCATAGTATATGGTGCCTGTTCAGGTGATATTCCTATTCCATTGATTTATGAAGACAAACAAAATACGTTGGATAATATACCAAAAAAAAGGTTCTGCCAAAAAGATATATTATGTTCTTTTGTTGGAAATATAACATCTAATCATGTGTCTCCAAATGTCAGGCAAGATATATTTAATTTTTTCTCAAATAATAAAAATTTTACATTGATTAATTCAGGTGGTTGGACACCTAGTGTTAATCATAACTTACAGAAAAAATTCATAGATACTACAATTAATTCAAAATTCGCATTTGCTCCTAGAGGTTATGGTCGTTCATCTTTTAGATTTTTTGAATGTTTTCAGCTGGGAACTATTCCCATTTATGTATGGAATGATGTTAACTGGTTACCATTTCAAGATATAATAGATTATGATAAGCTTTGTATAGTTAGACATGTTTCTCAACTTTATAGCATCGAAAATAAACTATTGTCCGTTACCGAAGAAGAATACAACAATATGTTTGGATATTATAACAAAATAAAATACTTATTTACACTCGAAGGAATGAGTAATCAAATTATAAATAATTTATCATTTGTTGAAAATAATTAACTTTAATATTACATTCTATATACTTTATTATATGTTATCATAAATTAAACAATATCATTCAAATAAAAATATTATTTTCTATACATTTCCATTCTGGAGGACATAAATCACTTGTATTATTTCCTGCAATCTCCCCAAACCATATTGAAGGGTAACATACAATCTTATTTGGATTATTATTAAAATAAGCTGCCCACCAGCTGAATGAACTATTTGCAATTATATTATGCTGACAATTACTCATTGTCAACATTTGTCCCCAATCTGGTATATTATTTGACGCCCTTGTAAAAACAATTTTCGGATAATCAGCTTTTAATTGATTAACAATTATATTCACATCATCTATATCCTGGTTCTCACAAAAATATAAAATTGTATATGCGGGATGCATACCATCGCTGTCTGTAGTTTCACTTACAATATGAGCAATGCTTTTTCTGTAATATTCATATTTCATTATCGGATGATAATGCTGGGCTTTCTTATAATCTCCAATCCTAAAATGCATACTAATCGTGTTTTCTGATACAGGGTAATCGTTCTTAAGGCCTTGAATACCGATCATCTTGCATATCGTCTCGTAATTATCCTCAAAATATTTATAACTTTGAAAGTATCCAAATATACAATTATTTCCTTCTGTCGGAACATTTGGTTGTTTATAACGGAAGGATTCCTCTCGTATAATATTCATAGGCTGTGGTAAGGAATTTGTCAAAAATGGTTTCAAACGAACAAATAGTGTATTCCAATATGTGCTGCGAATTGTATTTCCATTTGCCCCGAGAGATTCAGAATACAAGAATGTGAATCTTTGTTTGGTCCGAATTGCATTGGAAATAGTTGCAAAAAGCTGAAATAGCTGATTGCCTAAGCCGCCCATTAAATGACACGTCAACATCACGTTTATACAATCTCTCGTTTTTTATATTTATTAGGTTTCAATTATTAATAAATATAATTCTAATAGTTTCTATATTTTGGTTCAACCTTTCTTAAAGGTTGATTAAAACTCCTCGTTCAAGTCGAACAATTCAACCGACTTTGTCTTGTTGGCAAGAGCATACTCACTAACGCGCTTCTCGAAGAAATTGGTCTTGCTGTCCAAACTGATCATCTCCATCCATGCGAAGGGGTTGGCGACATTGTAGATCTTATCGTATCCCAGTTGGAGCGAAAGTCTGTCGGCGACAAACTGAATGTACTGCGTCATAAGCTGCGAGTTCATGCCAATCAAACGGCATGGAAGAGCCTCACAAATAAATTCGGTTTCAATCTCGACCGCCTCGCTGATAAGGTCCCTAATCTCATTGTTAGACAACTTTGCGTTCAACTTTGAATACAAAAGAATCGCAAATTCACAATGGAGAGCCTCGTCACGCGAAATAAGCTCATTGGAAAATGTGAGACCAGGCATAAGACCACGCTTCTTCATCCAGAAAATACTGCAAAAAGCCCCGCTGAAAAAGATACCCTCGACACATGCAAAGGCAACAAGACGTTGTGCGAAAGTGCTCTCACTATCCTTGATCCACTTCTGTGCCCAATCCGCCTTCTTTTTGATGCATGGGTAATTCGCAATCGCATTGAATAGCACGTTTTTCTCTTCGTCATTCTTAATGTACGAATCAATCAACATACTATACACCTGACTATGGATGTTTTCCATAGCAATCTGAAATCCGTAAAACGCACGAGCCTCTGACACTTGAACATCGCTCATAAATCGCTCGGCCAAGTTCTCCATGACGATCCCATCACTCGCAGCAAAGAATGCAAGAATCATGGAGATATAATATTTTTCGTCAGCAGATAAGGTGTTCCAGTCTTTTGTGTCCTTTGATAAATCGATTTCCTCAGCCCTCCAAAAACAATCCACTTGCTTCTTGTACATTTCCCAGATGTCATTGTATTTGATCGGGAACATAACAAAGCGGTTGTCGTCAGGAGTAAGAAGAGGTTCGTCGGCATGGTTAGTCATCCTAAATTATATATACTCTTAATTTTATATATTTTTTTAATTTAATAATATAAGTCATGGATTTAATTGTGAGAGAAAAAGAGAAGGAGAAGAACCTGTTACATATTGAGGAGTTGATTGAGAAGAAACGTGATTTGTTATTGGAGAAACAACAGAAAATAAAGAAAATTTCAATGGAGAATGAATTTTTAAAGGGAGTTTCGGCTGATTATTCGAAATATTTCAAACACATTGTATCGAAAGAGCAAGAGCAGGTTCGTGCATTGAAATTGTTGAATGGATATATTGACGATTTGAATATGTCGAATCAATTAAGCAAAGAGCGTACAAATGAAGCAAAAAAGGAACAACAACGTATTTTAGACGAAATTGATAAATTAAAACATAATATTGATCGAATCATAGAAAAAACACATGATTAATTTATAGATAATATATAATCTATATATATGGCTGCCATTAATCCTGTAAACGTCGACTTTACTCAGGCTCAACGAGATGTTATAGCAAGGATACCGGGAATGGCTGCTTATGTTACTCCACTTGTCGCTGCTGGTGCAGGTGGTTATGATGAGGCGTTTAATAATCTGTCAACTGCAATTGCCAATTCAATGGCTGCACCTCCACCACCTGATTATCCTGCGATAACTGCGAGATTAACCGCATTGAATAGAAA